GGGTGAAAAGAAGCGACTCTTAGCGTTCAACTGTCGTGCCATGTTCTTGGATTCCTCGTCACCTTCACGGTAAAGATTCTTCACAAAACCACAGATTGGACAGTCATCGCCAAAATTGTTGTTTGGACAAAGAAAACCATTTTCCTTGCCAATATTGTAGTGAAAATAGAAACTCTTGAAAGGATCCCCGTCTTCCGTTGGAAGAATGCGAATGGTTTGCACACCATCGTTAGGTTTCCACCACGAACCTCCGCCACTACGTGCTTTAAGATTACTAAATTTACTTTGCATTTTCTTCATATCAATTGCCATTATTTTCTCCTTTTATCTAAACGACATCCCCATTATAGCACAACCAAATCAGGTTGTCAAGCTTTTGTTTGCGAAAAGTTTATCTTTTTCCTCGTCGGTCATATCTATCTCCCTGATATCACCTACTTGGGCGGTATAATTAAAGACGCGAAAATCTGCCTTGTCGAGATCCCACACCAATTCCATGCCTGTGGGCATCGTGCGATCTTTAGACTTATCCTTAATTTTAGTTTCCAAAAAAGTATCTGGTACATCGTCTAACTTGACAAAAGTCATGTGCCTCAGATCATTGTTCTTCTTGCGGAACATTCCCGCGTATATTTTACTCATCATAATTTACTCCTTGTATGATTTTTGTGTTTGCTACAATATAAATGTAATTCTGGTCATAGGGCGTAGCATATACCCCAAATCCCGTCTTAATGGTTGGATCGTCCTGCTTTACTCTCCTCTTGATGTTAGTTAGTAATTCTGGATCCTCATCCAACTGTTTCTGTTTTATCGCAAAATAGTAATTTTTCTCCCCCACATAGTCAAGAGGAAAAAACATCTGATCTACCACCTTATCCAATGTTCCCACCCCAATTGTAGAGATACGCGAGATGCCATCTGAATCCAAAAAACTGGAAAAACTGGCGGGCGTATTTTTGTAGACATTCAACATATGGAAAGTGGATGCTATTATGGCATTTATCTTAGGATAATATTGAGAGAGAGGAATGTTTCCTACTGCTCTCTCAATCTCTGTGTTAGATGCTACGTAGAGTCTCTCAAAAATGCCTGACCTCGTATACTCCTGTAGTATACCGAAAGTTATCTTGTCCAGCGTCTGTGCTGTGGCGCTAACGGTAGACAGATCGGGCTTAATATATATTACCTCAATTGGATTACCACTCACACACTCTAGAATGCGTAAAGTGGCAGAAGATATCTTACCGCCGCCTGCCACTATAAGGACCACCGGTCCACTAATCTTTTTCAATGCGTTTGTGATCTTGGCGGGAAGTTTACTTTCATAGTCTTCAGCATTGGTACGCTTGGCAATAGAAAAGTAATTCTTTTCCTTGGGAAGATTGGTATCAATCTTATATACCCTATAAGGGTCATGATCATCTAGCAACGCAGCAATATTGCATCCCGCACTTCCCAATCCAATCACATTAATCATCTGTAACCTCGGCCAAAATCCAGCGCTGGTCAAAGGTTCCACGTTCGTCATTCTTTAGGGCGCGTTCTCTTCTCACGTCTGCCATGGTGACATCCATATCTCTAAGGAGAGCACTTAACACCTCATAAACATCTGCCAATTCATGCACCGAAGGAGATTCTAAAAATTCATCGACCTCTTCACGTAGTTTCCTCTTTAAATAAAGGAAGTAGTCACACTCTGCTACCTTATACGCTATAAAATCCTTGTTTTTCTTCTCTAAAATCTCGGGGATTCTGTCCCGAACTAGTTTATCATAATAAGTCATACTCTAATCTCCTTCATACTACCAAAATCTTTTCCTACTTTAGTTCCAACCATATACTTTCCGAACCGATTGGACGCAAATATGTTTTTGATCTCTGGTATATTATACCGCGCTTTGGCGGGAATGTCAAGCACAAAACTGTCGTGGATCAAAAAAACTATTTGGGAAGGGTCTTGCGCCAGGAATTCGCTCACTTTGAGCACTTGCTCTAAGACAAGATCACTGGTGGTACTTTGAATCAGGTAGTTTAAAGCGTAATGTTCGCCTGCTTCTATTACCCTACCAAACGGGGTTGTAACTTTAGTACCATCCCAATACTTAGACAACACTTCGTCGCGATTGTATGCCTTATTCAAAAGATCGTCTTTAGACTGAGGGTTGTATAGCCATGCAAAGACTCGCTTCTTTGCCTCTTCCCGAGAGCACCCGCCCTTAAAGATGTGGTGCATATTCCAGTTATGAATGTCTTCTTCTGGCTGTTCCATATTCATAAGCGCCAACATCGTTCTTAGCTCTGCTGCATTGTAATCGAACTCTACAAAAAAATCATTGTTAGGTTTTAATACTTTCCTAAACTTCTTTGGTAAATTAAGAATCGGAAAACTCCCCTTTTCTAGAGTAAGGCGCCCTGTAACTGACCCGAACTGGTTGTAATCGAGAGTATTGTTTACGCCTTTCAACTTCTTTAAGTTCTGCCTTACAACCATCGAAGATAGCTCCCCCTTCATCACACTCAAATCAATATTCAAAGAATTATTTTTTATCTCGGAAAAAAGCTTCTCTAAACTAAGCATCGTCGGATAATTCAAAGGCTTATCCATGTTATGAAAAATCCATTCCACAATGTCACATTTAACTTGTGAATATTCTTTTAAAAACCATTGCGGAATAACATCATAAGCACATACGTTATCAGGATCTACCTTAGATACTATTAAAGCATTGTGAAATGCTGACTTTCTAGCTTGTAATTTTTCCCACTCTTCTTTTAAGTGTTCGGGACATACTTCTGCCAACGACTTTCCCAGCGCATACAACTCTACATATTCAATAGCCTCATCGTGGAATTCTGGCTTATAATCCCACGTGATGAATTGATCTTGAGTTTTCTGCTCTTTAATTTCCCCGCTGTAATAATACCCTAAACACTCTTTTTTTGAATCCAAAACAGTAAAAACATTATTCACTCTATGCTCGCTTTCTTTTAAAGTCGAATGATCCACGCCGTCGAGGTTCGGCTAGAAAATACTCTCCTGGATCTCTCTCCAATTCCTTTTTTATAAACTTTAGCATCGCTATTTCTGTTGAATACATATAAAACTCACTCGCCCGCTTCACTACGTGATCAAACTTGTGCTGATCCCAATTTTGGTTTGTTTCTTTTGCCCTTATAAAAATGCAAAGGCGAATCCAAAACAAATTATTATACTTAAATTTATAATCCTCTGGGGACATTATATCACGATCCCTTACTGTTGTCAAGCTAATATTTCGGGCGCCGTGTTCGCGTGCTTCCGTCCCAAGCCCTAGCGCGGTGGCTTCTCCCACGTGAGGAGTGTGGATGGTGGGGAAGGCTCTCACAAATCCGTCGTAAAAGTCCGACAAATATACCTTTAAATTGGGAATATCAAAATAAGAAGATTTATAATAATAGGCATCAAACACAGTGTCTAGACTCTGATCATACTCTTTCATAAACCGTTGCATTGCATCTGATCCAATGTCAGCAATAAGTCGCCATGGCGCATTCATGTCAACAGCAAAGCCGTTCTGGCTAGCTACCTCTCGATATAACTCAAAGTTAATATTATTTACAAAATCCGATATCTTGGTGGAGTCATCGCCATGGTCTTTAGTAGCAAACTCCACAACAAGTCCGCTAGTAAGAGGAGAGCCATATTTGCTGACGATATATTCTGTCTTAGTGAAGGGAACTAACAGTGATGTCCGATCAATTAGACGCGTAAATTCCATTATGAAATCATCAAAACTTTTTATATCATCTTTGCGCGTAGATGAGGCCATAAAAGGCAATACAAAACTATCATAATAGTCTTGTATATAAGTATTATAATTTTCGTTAATGCTAATCCAAGCCCGGGTGGGTTCAAAACGCTTTGCGAAGGGAGTTCCATCCACATTAAGGAAGTGATTGTGAGCCTCTTGCGTCCTTATGGTATTTCGAAAGGCTTCATACGCATCCGCAACAAAATTAAGAACAAAATAAGTGTGCTGGTTAGTAGTAAATAATTGCTTTAGGAAGGCTTCGGATGGATAAACTACGTTTCCCGCCTGATCAACACGGCCAAATAACATCTCATTGTACCAAAAATTAATCCTCCTGTAATCTCTTATGCCTGGAGGGTAATTAAAGGCATATTGCTGTCGGTAGACAAACGCTTCATGTGCAGTATTTATATTGGAACCGGCGCTAAATTTCATTTAAACTTATCACACTGCGCTCTTGCGGCAGCGCTGTCCTCCTCTAACTTTGCCATTCGCTGAGAGCGTTGAGCGTTTTGCTTATCAATCTCCTCTTGCATCACCTCTGCCCAGAGATCTTCCATACTACCGGGCTGGGCTGGAACTTCCTGAACCGGATCGCTAGCCGCATTTGCTTCCTTACTGCCGGGTAAGTATCCATAATTTTGAAAAACACATTTTAAAGTAGACTGAAGAATGCCCCTTTCAAGTGTAGTTGATACCTCGGTGATTAGATAAAAGCCCCCCATCCCTATTCGGTGCGCGATGGAATAGCGTTCATGCTGAGTTCCTAATCCAATGTTAGTAGGATTAATATAAACATATTGTCCCGGCTGAAAGAAGCCACACCCAAATACCTGTACGCTGGCCTGATAGGGTTCCTGAATAATTCCCAGTGATGGCGTTCCTTGATTATATGCGCGCATTATGTTGGCGTCCCTGATACGCGCATTTGCTTCTCGCTCCAAGGAGAGCCTCTTTAAAAGCCCCCTGTCCGCCCCAATCTTTAGATGATATATTCCATCCTCCGCGTTGCGCTGTTCATCCACCACCTGTGAATTGCGGGGAAGGCGAGTAGCAGAAAGAACAAAAAACTGTCGGTTTTTATTAACGTTTCCCTTTACTGGGGGCGCATTGTTTTCCTCCTCCGCAAGCGAAGGCTTAATAAGAAGATTACTTTCGCTGTTAAAATCTCCGGTGGCGCTTATCGATGTGTGATACTCCCTAACCATCTTTCCACGCTGAAGAGATTTATTTTTACCGTACACTGTGGTAGCCCGAACGCGATTTCTTTCTTTTAACAGCCTTCTGAGATCGCCACTTACTAGTGAACTTCCAGTTGACTGGAGGGCGCCGACAACCAACTTGGTCGTAAGAGACTGTAAAAAACTTTTGAAGGTGAAGGCAGTGTCGCCGTTGATAATCTCATCTGTGAACCATTTTGTATAGGCCGAGAAAGAAACCGGCACATATGCAAGATTTTGCGTAATCATATAAGCACTGGTATTTGAAAAAACCTCTTCTTTAGCGAGGTCTGCAGCTTTCTTCCTTTGTTCTTCTTCATCCGGACCAAAATCATCATAGTTTTCCTTCCCATATGCACCAAGGATTTGCTCCTCAACTGTCCCTACCTGTTTATAATCTAAAAATATTAAATCGCCCAAGACTATTTCAAATCTATCAATGTTGTTGGCGTCTTGGTGTGGAAGCATGCCGGCAAAATAATTAATCAGATCTCCCAAATAAAAATAGGCGAGGCGCTCAATGCCTTTGGGAGGTGGTATGTCCCACTGAACATATCCCAGTGCCTTACTTAGAAGCTTCTTCGCACTTACCTCGCGCTCTTTTCCTTTCCTGGTAGAGACTTGGTTGACCGCTAGGGTCGTACCTTCACTGATTGCGGGGAGTGCCGCCTTCTTCGAATCGGTGGCCAAGTACGATGGATCAGAGGTGTTCTGGGGGTCAAGATTTCCATTTGCATAATCCTCCTCTCTCAAATCTACAGCTTGAAGCAGTTGCTGCTCTACCATATGTTGAGTAAATTTTCCATACATTGAAACCTTTGCACGCTTTACTAATGCGTCGACCTTTTCTTCTAGTTTGCGTATTTTCTTATCTACTTTTGACGCTTGCTTATCGATTCTCTCTTTCTGCTTTTCATTGGCAACTCGGTCCAAGCAATTAAAATCTCCAGTTGGACTATCCAAAGCGACATTCATTGAGGCTGCCTCCCTTCTTGTGGCTTCCAGCTCTTGAAGAAGTGGATTTGGTTTTTCATCAGATGTCGCGGTCAGCAAATTTGCCCCATAACTTTCAATGATTGATTCGAGGCGCGCCACATATTCGATGTCTAGGTCAATCGTACCTTCCTCTCGAAAGTTAAATTTATGACTGACCAGTGTGAGATTGAGAACTGTGCGACTCATATCCACCGCATCTTTTAAGTTCTTGGGGATGTCACTTTTTGGTGAGTATTTCCAGCCGGCTTCCACTACCAACGAGAAATCAGGAGGCTTTCTTCTCGTAGCGTCATCAGCGCTAGCGCCTTCGGCTTTGGCAGCAGTCTCCGCAGCCAATGTTCTTATCTTTTGATTTATGCTATCATAATCAGTTGGACACCCAGTTGTGCTTGGGTGCGTGACTCCCCGTTGAGGATATATCAAGTCTTGCCACAGAGGACCTCCGCCTCCTTCATCCATGCGCGCCGTCCTCACCAATTCACTGACGGATTGAAAGTGCAACGAAAGAGTGGCTCTCAATGTTCGGGGCGCACTAAACATGTTGGTGCCCGTAGTGTGCCACTTAAAGCTTTTAAGTCCCACTCCTTGACCCAGCGAACTGTTCAACACTTGCCTGTTCTTTTTCTGATCATAATAATGATCTTTAAAACGATCCATAAATTGAAATTCCGTTAGCTTCCCCTCCTTATTCTTCTTCGCAAGGCGAAAGTAGGGCACCAACTGACTTAAATGATAGGGTGATGCATCCATTAGTGGCAGAAGGCGGGCGCTGGTCGTAAGCTTGTTAACTAAATTGCCGGTATACTTCGAAACTAGTACAAGATTATCCAACGTGTTATTCTCTTGTAGTGCTACGGTCGCATCGGTGGTAGCAAATGCCCTCATGTTTTGCATAATAAAATTTTGGTGAGTTTGAGCAGCCAGGAGGGCGGTCAATGCCTGCTCTTCTGCGGTTGGCGCCCTTCGCTTGCCTGGCTTTTTGCGACGCTTGGTTAAGTCACGCGCTAATTCCTCTTTTAACTTTTTTTCCGATGCGCCAAAGCCATCAATGCCGGCTCCTGTGCTTATGGCCTTGGCGATTCTTTGGGCATGTTCGTTGTGAATTTCCAAGGTGGCCCGGGCCTTGCGTGCCATTGGCGAATCTGGTATCGTCGGCGCTTGGCCCTCTACTTTGACAAGTGCATCATACCGATCCTGGAGGATGACATCATACTCTCCTCCGGTTAGCCCCAGCTTTGCCTTCTCTTCCGCCTGTTCTTTTGTCAGTGTGTTAGCTGCGCGGAACTCTTCTACAAAAGCATCCGCTTCGGCGTCGTTTGCCAGGGAAAGAGCGTCTAATTCATACTCAGTAAGCTCGTCGGCCATTTATTAAGTTCCTCGCATAAACAGAGGTAATACTTTATCGAGAGGGAGGGGAATCTGAATTAGACGCCCCGTCGATACATGAGATTCTGTCGGAGTCTGATTGTACCATGCGATAATCCACCACATCTCTACATCGCCATAGTATGTCTCGGCTAACTTGAAGAAACGATCTCCTGTTTTCCAAACATGATCAATTTCTCTGAGTTGTGCCATTTCTCCGTTGGTGGGAAAATAAATATTGGGCGTCTTAAACTGTCTAATAAACTTGACACCCCTTTTCTCAAACAGCGACCGGTACATGGGAATGTTATTGAGCGCTGCATCTCTATTATCATATCTCGAAGTCATGTTCCACACCTCTCTTTGTCATTACAATTTAAAACTGGGATCGCTAGTTAGCCTAAAAGCGTCGTCCGCTGCTTGCGTTACTCTAGAAGCTCTTACCTCTGCCCTTCTTCTCATTAGGTCTAATTGCAAATCCATTCGCGATTCCCAGCCATCTTGTTTCACTTTCAAAGGTGCCCGACTTTTAGTAGAATCCGCAACTGGCTTATTATTCCCTCCATAGGGAAAGCGGCCGGGCTGTGGATTGTTAATATCCTGTGGCGCGTCGCCTGCATTCTGGCGTAACATGGCATTGTCCCCATCGACTACCCAGCCTAGCGGGGTATCATGTAGAACCGTAAAATTTAAGCTAATAGTAATAGTCTTGGGGTATAGTTCCCCATTGGCCAAATCAAATACACCGTCCTTCAAAGTGGGATTATAAGAAAACCCACCAATTATGCCGGGCAACCCAATCGTTTTCGCAGGCCCATTTGTAACGCCTTGACCGGGCTTCATAATGAGATTACCCATCTTCATCTTAAAGACAGGGCCCGATCTCATGGTAGTGGCACCACCTCCAGCCTCGTCATAGACAGGATAGAGCATCGAAGCTAGCCTATTTGCTTTTGCTAAATTTTCTTTTGCTTCTGCAAGCCCGCTCGAAGGAACGGACCATCCCAGCTCTATCGTGCGTCCCGTTGACATATAAGTGGCGATAGGATCCATCCTCCCAAAAACAGTTTCCTTGTTGTAGTTCGTCTGGAAAGTATCTTTAAAGGAGGTAAGGAAAGATTTAAAAAAGACATTCTTTCCAGTAGGAATATGGTAGATTTCAATATACTGATGCTTCTTGTTGGCCAGAGCGTCGGAAGGAGAGTAATAGCCCCCTTCGCTAGCCACTCTAAAAATTGGCCTGGGTGATTTTGATGCATCGGTTATGCTTACTTCTCGCGAGTCGCTCTGGAATACAAGCCCACCACGCTCATATTCGTCCGCAAGTGAAAGTGATATTGCTCCTTTGGTGAGTTCCTTTGCTTTATTTTTTTTGCGTGATGCGCGCACTTTAGCTCCCGATGGAGTAGCGTTCATCGCCGCCGTTACTTCTTCCGGTGTCATGTTTCCAAAATTACTTCCATTTGCCATTATATATTGATTCCTTTAATTCTTCTTTACCGATGCGTGCCGGCCTCTCTTTGAAAATTCCTGCTTAAGTACGCCCTAAACTCTTCACCATCATCGAGTACTAATTGTATCTCCTGTCCTTGTCCGAATCCTCCGAAGGCTGTTGGCGCCATGGACATATCGCTTTCGCCTTCACCTGTGCCTCCCATGTTTTCACCTACTCGCTTTGCTGCTCGTGCCACTTCATCTAGCGCGGTGGCCCATTCATTAGTAGACTCTACTAATTTTTTCGTTACCTCATTCATTCCTTCGGGATCTAGGCCGGCCTTAAAACTATCGCGAACCACTGCGCCCATGGCTTTAACTTTCGTGGATTCTGTGCCACCTTCAGGAATCCCAAGAGCGTCACCCAGGTTGCGTACCGTCGCGTCGCCTGCCTTGGCACCTGCCTCGCCCATCCCCTCTTGGAGAGGGCCCTGGTTAGCTTCGAGGGCCGCTATGCTGGAATTGAGGACATTTGATATCGCGTCTGATCCGACATCATTCCACCCTTTATCTTTTTCAAAGTTTGTTTGAAAGGTTCTCATGACACCCAGTAAAGGTTTTGTTATCATTCCCATCACCGCGTCGCTCACTCCCGAAACAGCATCTGAACTAAAAAAATTAGCAAGCCCAGGAAGGCCACCAGATATTCCCTTCACCCAGTTATCGAGCATTTGGCCAGCATCAATATCCGAATTAATTATCTCATCAAACCATCCCTCTATATCGGTTAACCATTTATCAAACTGTGTCATGACCGTCTCGCCAGTTCCAAGAAACTTTTCGAGAAAGCCGACGCCCTTCACTATGACGGTGCCCATAAAATCACCCAACGCCCCGGTTATTTTTCGAACCGTATCTCCCAGTCCAGTGCCGGGGGCAAGACTTTTAAATAAGGCGTTGAACCCAACAGAAAATGCTTCCATCAAGCCGGTTTGCGCAAAGAGTCCTTGAAAAAAGAATGAAAGCGCTTCTGCAATATCAATCGTTTTTGAAAGCATTTTCTGATATGCCTTGTCCTGTCTCATTTTTTCATCTGCTTCCCTACGTGCTTTCCTGCTTTCTCTCGTAGAGTACCCCATCATCTGCGCCAGTGTCTGCTCATCTGTACCTATTGATTCCGCAATTGCTTTCCTTTCAAATCTTTCCATCTGATCAAAGCTTCTACCTTGCAGAAACAGTGCTTCCTTCAGTGCTGAAATTCTTTCTTTCTCGGTCATGTTCATCATTTCTAGCGTATTCAGATAGTCGCCACCCATTAAAGCATTTAAATTACCGACCGAGGCAGCTGCTGTATCAAAAGTATCAAATTTGTCTGCAATACCCAGAAGAGTGTCCATGGCAATGCCACTTGCTTTAGCAACTGACTCTAGATCTAAGAAAACTTCCAGCATCTTTGGGCCATGAGCGGCCAAAGATTTACTGGCACTAGCAAACTCACTAGCAAATTGTGCTGGTGTTTTGCCAAATTCTGCTGCCGCAACGGACAATTGTTGCATTTGCTTCTCTGCTTGTGGTATCGACATGCCGGCCGCTTGAACAAAATAAGTCATTTGCGCACCACTTTCCTGTGCGCTGATGCCCATTCGCTCCAATGCGGCCGCCGTAGTAATTAAATTAGAACGTATCGGCCCAGACACAGAAGTAAATTCAGTAAAGCTACTAGCCAAGCCTGCCGCGGCGGCCGCTGCGTGTTCAATGTTAACGCCCAATGACAGATTCATTGCTCTTCCGACATCCTTAGATGCGGTTCCTAAGTCTCCGGCGGCGGCTGCGAACGAAGCAAGTGCCTTGGAACTTCTATAATAAAATTCTACAGAGGCCGTCCAAATAGCACTCATGGTAGATTCAATTACATTCAACGGATGAAATGCGTCAAGAAGGGATCTTCCAAACTGGCCGGCCATCATTTTAGCGGCCGATAGAGCTGGAAAAAGCTTGTCTGCCTCCTCTGCACTTGCCTTCAAGCTTAGGAAATTCTTACTTAAATCCTTGAACAGCGTTCTAGATGTACTGGCAGCAATCCCTAGCTTGCTCGCCATTCCATCTATTAGCTGGTTTGATGTCTCTCTCGTCTCGTTTTGAGACTTGATAATGCCCAACTCTTTATCGAGCGAATCAACCCGCTTATCATGCATTTGAATCTCGGCCTCAAGGGCCGCGAGCTTTCCAGTGTCGCCAGCGAGAATGGCTAACTGTTTTTCTATGCGCAACTCTTCTTTCAACATCTCAAGATAAGCCTGCTGCAACTGATTTATTGCTACCTTGTCTTCTTTTTCTCGCCTGATATCACGCAGAATTTTCTTCTGGCGTGTTCTAACTGCGCTTTTGTCTTGCTCTAGGCGTTCTTTTGATCGCTGTCTTGTCGCCACTTAGATTCTTCCCCCTCTTACTTTTTAAAAGGCCACTTCAACCCTGTCACTCTTTCAAATTGTGAAACGGCACGACCCAACTTAGTCTTATTTTGGTAAGTAAGAGGGTTATCTAATCCATTATTTTTCCAGGACTGGAGATATTTCTTTTCTTTCCCCAAAACGTTTGCAAAGCTTTTTACCTCTCCCGCTGTACCCTTAACTACAAGTGGAAGGACGGAGCCCTTGTAGAGAGATGGCATCATCCACCGCAATATTGCACCAAAGGTTAATATCCACGACTCGTCCAACTTTCCTTCCGTATTGCGTGCTGCGGCAAAATCTATTACCATTGGAACTAAATCATCATTATTACTTTCATTCACCGTACACTACCTCCATACATTAAATAGTCGCCATAAAGAAATAAAAGAGCATATGCTCTTTTATCTCTTCACTTTTGAAGCCTCTGCTTCTAGTTCTAATTGCTTCGTTAATCTCTCTACAAACCAGTTTCGTAATTGGAGGGGAAGATTGTATGCTTCGATAAAACTCCAACCGCCGTAATATTTTAAGAAGAAAAACTGCTCATATACATTTTCCATATACTCAGGAGTCAGGCCAAAAAAACCGACTGGTAAAGGGCACCTCTAACTCCTGTTCGTACTCACACTGGTCGCAAACGAACTCTTGCGTCATTTCAATATTGGGGGTTAGCTTCGAAAATATCTTCCGAAGAAAGCGAGAATCAGATGCCGGCATCGACTCTATAAATTTAGAAACTTGCGCCCTCTCTTCCACTCCGTTAACAGAAAGTATAATCTTCTTAAGGTGATCAGTTAAAGGGCTTTCTGCCAACTTCTTCTTTCTTTTCATCTCTTTAAGTTGAGTCATGCTAGCTTCATCATTTCCTGTAACGAGCCTGATTTCCAAAGTGCATTGAGATTTGGGGAGTACAATAAAATACTTTCCCGACTCGTCACCCTCACTAACAGATTGGCGTAAGTCTTCATCTTCCGTGGTCTGTAGATCCACCGGATTAGTATGAGGACATGTAAGAAGATCAAATTCATACGTTTGCTCGTGAGAGCAAATCGGGCATGAAACAGTAGTATCATACAGATTCCCATATGCACTTATACGAGCACCAATTAATAGAGCATTTTTATCTCCAATCAAGAGTTCTCCTGGCTTGATTGACTTATCCACTATTAAGCTTCGAAGCAGTCGATCAAAAGCAGTTCCCTTTTTAATATATGATTGCGTCGTTAAAATATCTTCCTCTTTCGCGGTCATCTCTTTTAACTCCACCTCCTCCATACCATATAAAGGATGTGTTTCGGGATACAACTTCCCTTGCGAAGGGATTGCTACCATTCCAGTGGGAATAACATAGCTTAATCCTATCGATGGCTCGTCAGCTGGCGCCATAGATACAGGAGGAGCGTCACTAGAATGCTTTGCCCCCGGAGTGGGCATGCCTAGCCTCTCCTCATTAGTTCTCTTTCTCATTAATACCTCTCTTTATTTTTTTACGACTGTTCGAATGTTTTTAGTTCAAACCAATCATATCTAAAGTCAACAGTGATTTCCATCAAGTTCTCTGTTTCGTAGTCGAGTTCTCCACCAAAATCTACTTTAGATATCCACGCGTTCTTTAGAACAGTCTCTTCAATACGATTTCCTGAGCCGTCTAGCATTGTAATCTTGCAATCATTAATCTTAGAAGTTGCCAACCTCTTACTAATGGTAGAAGTGCCAAGTCCGACGCCCACATCGTCTGTGATGTTGCCGGGCAATTCATACCCAGAATCTTGAATCAAATTATATAACGCCTGTGCAGCATCTGGATTGGCCGGGTCGACCAATACCATCGTAACCTTCTCATAACTAACGCTACCAGGATAGAAAAAACTATGATTCAAAAACTTATGTTCTGCTTCTGCGATGTTCATGACCGGCTTTTTAACCTTCTTGCAAATATAAGAAATGTTATCTGCTAATCCGTCTACTCCCAGATCAAGGACCCACCTAAATGATCGCTTCGGATCTGTTACTGCTGCTGTTCCCCAAAATGGCATAATATATTTTCTCCTCTTTATCTCGTTATACTATAAATAGTAAATACTTTTAAATTTAATCCTCAAAACCTGCGCCAGTTCTTGTAATAACAAAATCCAGAGCAATAAATTCAATAGCGCGAGCAGGCTTCAAGAAAATCTTAGCATATAAGATATTTCTATCAACCAAATCAGGCGTAGTCGTCGTCTCGTCCAATATTACCAAATAATCAGTAAGCCCCAGACGCGTCTTAATACTTCCAAGGAAAGGATTAACTTTGCCCAAGAACCTATTCCACGTTGCTTGTACATTTTGCTCAAATAACATGGTAGCAGCGATGCGAGAAATCTCACGCTTCACATAAATCATCAATCTACGCACATTAATTCTATCTAATGCTGATTGTGAAACTTGGAGGGTCTTCTGTCCGAAAATTACAATTCCTTCGGCAGGAAATTGAGCAATCGGATTAATATTAGTATTGTAAAGACTGTCTCTTTCTTTAGAATTTAATCTAGCCCGTACATTAGTCACCGGCAAGCCTGCGCTTCCTTCGGTGAGCCCACCTCTAGTAAACCCAGCAGGTGCAAACCACAATTCACTTGCCGCCTGACTGCTAGCTAAAGTTCCCAAAACAACAACGCTTGGGGGCGCCCAGAGTGATCCACCAGTTGTTACTGTGTCAGTAACTTGAACCCATGGATAATAAGCACAACCGTAACTGTTGTTAATGTTTCTATCATTGAGTAGGTTCACAGTATCGTCTACACTTCCTATCCTATCGGAGTCGGAGGCATTTGCGTCCTCTGTAATGGGCTTATAGCCACCTGGGAGGTCTATGACCGCTAGCGCATCGCCACGGGCCTCACACACATCCATTAGTCTGCTAGTAAGCGTTGACTCGGTTAGGCCCGGGACTGACATCATGTTGCATTCTACAACGTCGGCGTCTGCCACTGTATCAATGGCGCGCTCTAGTGAAGCATAAGTATAGCTTGTGCCCGCCGTGACGCCGCCCAACAATGTATTGCGGAAAGGTTCTTTCTCAAGGATATTCACGCCCTCAAAACCCTCACTCAATAGAGTAGTAAAACTATCAAATCCAGCATCAAGAACAGTTTTGTAATCACCTGTTGCTGTGTATGAATCGCCAGCTTTTCTGGAGCCACTGACCCACGTTGCCGTAGATCCACTTACGCCCGCTTCTACGTCGTCTAAAGAGAAGAGCCATGAATATTCTATAGCTTCGGGGTTGGTTGCTTGGACACCCTTATTGTTTGGCTTGCGCCTTAGCATGTCCTTCACGCTTGCCTCGACCCGATTGCTATCCTTCATGTTGGCGGTGGCGCCAAAGTAGGCATCTGTCTGGTTAGTAATTATTCCATCGTCACTACTCGTTCGAGTAGGTACAGATGGGAACAAGAAAGTTCCAGTAAGCTGTGTCGCTGGTGTAGCAGTGGCTCCTATCTTAATAAAGTTATTAGCATCTGCCACTGTATCGGGGACACCAT